TAGCCCCTTAAGAAAAGCATTAGTTAAAGCAGAATACAAAAAAACAGGCGGGAATGGCTATAAAGCATTAAAAGCTGGTGGGCTTGCAGAGAGCACAGCGCGTCATTATGTCGGGAAAGATAATACTTTGTTAAATATGGTGAAGGCTGAAATTGAGCAGGATATTAAAAAAACCACAACTATTGATAAAGTATTGAATGAAATAGAGGAAATAAGGTTATTAGCGATAGCAAAAGATGATTTTAGTACAGCAGGTAGAATGAGCGAATTAAAAGGAAAATGGTTGGCGATGTTCACAGACAAACAAGTTTCCTCGATTCAATTAGAATTAACATCTGATGAACTCGATGAAGTAAACATGATTAAAAACAGGCTTTTACCGACGACAAACTAATGGACTATATCCTATTAACTAATAGCATACGCAAGATGACAAGACGATCAAAGCTATATAAGACGTTAAAGATTGAGCTTACAGCGTTGGGATATTGGAAGAATAAGCCAAGAGGCGACGTATATAAAGGATACCAAGCACAAAGACAGACGTTAAGCCAGGCTTAATGGTATGTAATTAACATAACATGTATTATAGGAACTTATGAATAACAATACTTTGTTAAAAAATAGCTAAAACTGTAAATAAAATAAATGGAAGAGTTGTGGATAAAATGAAACGCAAAAGAAAGACAGAAGATAAGGGAGTTCGGGTAGGGGGGGTGGGGTATTAGTATAATTGGCCTTCAAATCCTCATTCGCACCATTTTCAAACTTTTATTTATACTTAATCCCATACCCCTTCTAAAATCAATTCTGGCTCTTAAAATATCACTCAGGCTAATAGATTATCTTAAATTGGTAGTAGATTACCCTAAATTGAACCTGGGGCATTTAAACGCAAATAAAGGCTAACCACTATGAGTATAAAAACTAAATTATATACATTACTAAAACCCAATGAAAGTTTAAAAGCTTGTTGTTTAGTTACTACAGACCAATATATAGAATACGAAAAAACCATAGCCGAACCATTCAGGATAAAAAATTATTACTACTATAATATTCCATTATTCCATGAAGGACAAGAGTATGATAAAAATCGGGATATTATAGATTTCAGAAAAATTCAATCTGAAAATGAATGGTATAAAGCTGTTAATGAATACTTAGATCTTAGACTACAAAGCAAGAATGAATTAACCTATGCTTGAAAGGCTAATTGACCATACAACGTATAATTCAGTTATTCGGTGATTTATTAGTAAAGAAGTTTACAGGGCGTATTAGTATAGATTTTACTGAAGGAAATATTTGCAAGAAGATTAGAGTGGAATATACAGAAGTTTTAGATTAGTTAATCGCACCACTGCTAAGGCAAGGGCGAATCTTAAGAGTAAATCTCTTTTGGTTCGCCTTTTTTATTTATGCTAAAACTCAGACAAGCCATAGAAGCTAAAAAAAAACAATTTGACCTTGAGATAGCAAATACTAAATCTCCAAAGGCAGCAGGGGTTGTCTTGAGACTTAAAAAACGGTGGCTTTGTCATAATGACTTAATTTACCTTGCAAGCATTACGAGGCATAAGAAAATCATTGAATACGAGGCTTGTTATAGAGATTTCTGCGATGAAGTATCTTTAATGAACTGGGTTATAGTCAAAAACCATATTCAAGACAAGCACCCTGATATGATGACTATTGAAGAAATATCGGATAATCCTATTGAAGACCTAAAGCATCTTCAAAGACTATATTTAGCTTATAGAGCCTTTTACAAAACGACCATTGTTACAAAATTGCATAGCTTACAGCTCCTGCTTAATTTTCCCAATATCCATATTGTTCTTTGTCATAACAAGCAGGAGAATTCATCTGATAATTTAGTAGCCATTAAGAATTGCTTTTTGACTACTGAATTAAGAATGTTGTTTCCGGAGTATATCCCAAAAGGCAGGGAATGGGGTAATGCTTCAGGCTTTTCAGTAGCAACAAGATCCGATTGGAGCAGGACAGAGCAAAATATTGAGGCAGTTGGTGTAGACACTGAAATCACCGGTCGCCATTATCAAGTAGCCAAAAAGAACGATTTAGTAACTGAGAAATCGGTCAATACTGAAGACCAGATTAGGAAGTCTTTAGATTGGGATGAGCGTTTCAATATCGGTATGTGGGATGACGCGCAGAAGAAAATTCAAGATTACGAGGGAACTCGCTATCACCTTTTAGATATGTATTCTACTAAAAAGAACGACCCAAATATCAAGTTAATTGAAATCCCGCTACTTAAAGACCAGAACTCGGATAACATAACTCAAGAGAATATTCAAAATCCTGAAAGATACACGATTGAAGGCATAAAGTCTTTAATGAGCGATATGTGGGTATTTAATTGTCAGCTATTAATGAAGCCGGATGACCCAGCCAAGAGAAATTTTAAGCAAGAAATGATTTCTTATTTTAATTCTGTTCCTGATTGTAATTTTTATCTTTTAGTTGACCCTGCCTCTAAACGTAAAAAGAAATCAGATTTTACGGCTATGTTGGTTGTAGGTGTTTCGGCTGAAGGTAAATATTACATAGTTGACGGGATTAGAGATAAATTAAATCCTAAACAACGAATTGACACCGCTATTGAATTGGCCAAGCAATGGAATATTCGTGAAAGCGGTTGGGAAGAAGTCGGACTCGGTGATGATAATTTCTATCTTGAGGAAGCGCGCAGGAAAGTGCATCTTTACTTTTTGGTTACTCCGATTAAATCTATGGTAATTGCCAAAGAGGACAGGATAAGAAATATTTTAGTTCCTAATTATGCGCAGCATAAATGGTTATGGGCATCTAAAGGTTCTTTAGTTAAAAACAGTATTTACGATGGGCGCAGATATGATTTAACCGAAGATATGGAAAGAGAACTTCTTCACTTTCCACTAGCCGAACATGATGACCTTTTAGACGCTATGACTTTTCTTTCAAGGCTTTCAATAGTTAAACCTCAAGAGAATAAGATAATTGAGAATACTGAAATGACATTTGGCGAATATGGAAAAATAAGGGATGAGCGATTAGCGATGAACAGACAAAACCCTTGGAACTTTGTCGGGAGTAGAAATTGAAGAAACTATTACTAACTATTTTATTTTTATTTATAACAAATATAGCATTTGCCGATACCGCTATTTATTGTCCAAAGTGCAAACAACATCTTTACAATTATAAAAAAGAAATCATAAAGGGTGAACAAGTAAAAACAGAAGATTTTGAACCAACAAGAATTGATATTCCTAAACTAGTTGACGGTGAAGATATGGTTTGCCCTTTTGATAAAAGAGTATTAAACGGTTGGGACTTTTGGGGTAAATCTCAAAAGTTTAAATCTTTCAGCATGGCTTATCCAGCAATCAGCTTATTGACTAAAGATGAGAATGGTAAATTTATTTGGGTTCCGTGGGACATACCGATGTTAAATATGAATGAGGACAAATGAAACCAGAACTTATATCAATGTGGCTTGGGCGTATTCAGCGATGTGAAGATTTGCTCGGAACTAAACGCAGAGAGAGAACACAAATTCTTAAACTTTATTTAGGAACTTTCTTTGGAGATGTATTTAAGAATGACTCTGAGGTCAGCGAGGAAAACTTTGTTTACGAGTTTATGCAGATATTGGTATCGGCTATCTATGCTAAAAATCCTCACATCTTCGCCAGGACTAAAAATCCTACGCTCGGTCAATTTGCCGAAACAATGGAAACGGTAATAAATCATTATTGGGAAACCAAAGAAGCCAAACAAAAGATGAAGAAAGTTATCATCGACGCTATTTTAGCAACTCCTGGCTTTATGGAAATAGGCTATTTACTTATTACAGAAAAGACCAAGATTAGAAAACAAATTGAGAATGAATTCCCTGAACTTAAAGATATAAACGCAGTAGAAAAAACTGAAGAAGAACAAGGGATAATGGATGAAACTATTATTGATGACGATGTTTTCTTAAGTCATGTTTCTTCTTGGGATATTTTGTTTCCTGACGGCTATCATGACATAAGAGAATGTCCGTATATAATTAAAAAACAAGTTGTAACGCTTGATAAATTATTAGCTAACCCGATGTTGAAAAATGTTGAGAAATTAAGAAACAGGACTTCTTCAGCTAATACGATAAGCCCTGTTAC